ATATATTAATACATTGTGGAAACACAGATGAGCACACAGCAGGATGTCTTCTTGTTGGAGACTCCCAGGAAAACAATCAAATTATTAAAAACGGATTTATAGGCAAATCAACTCAAGCTTATAAAAGAGTTTATGATCATATAATGAAGGCTATAGAAAATGGGGAGGAGGTTAATATAACATATATTGATTTCGAAAAACCTTTTTCACCAACAGGTTGTTGATAAATTTTTTAAAACATATTGTAATAAACAATATTTTTTATTATATTTAACTATGTGAAGCATATTCTGTTTTTCATGGTTTTTAGTTTGAAAGGCCCGTTGACTCCCTGTTGACGGGTCTTCTTTTATTTAGGTAGTATAATATTACTTTCTTTGTAAGAAATAAACACGCCTTTCTCTAGATCAATGTTACCTTCTCCATACTTTTTAATAAGCTTAGAGTTAATCTTTTTTTCTTTCTTGACATTACCTTTGTATCTAGCGGTCATATCCTCCTCCATTTTATCTAATTCATCTAATCTTGATTCAAGATTTATAACCTCAATTTTTAACCTACCTAATTCGTAAGCTATCATTCCATTATCTACTCTTGCACCTCTAATTTCTTTTGTTTCTTTTTCGTCTAATTTATGTTCCATTTTATTTATTTTTATTATTTGATTTTAATTTTTCGATTGACCTTCCTCCAAAATAGGATCCCACGATTGTTATCAAAACTAATTGTAATAGATCCGTCCATTTTTCTTCGACATGAAACTTTATAGTTCCAGCGTCAATAAAGATTAATAGCATAGTGCACACCAGTACAAATATAAGAGTCATTGGCCGTACATTTTTACTCAACCAGCTATCTGATTTCATGTCTGCGGTCCAACGATCAGTAACGTTTTTTTGTAAATCGTTTTCAGAATCAAGGAGCATCTTCTTCATTTCGTTTTTCAACTTCATTTTCTCCTCCTTAGTAGTAACCACATTGTCTATAATGTTTCCTGCGTCACCAGCTAATTTATTTAATATCCCTTTTAACATCTTTATTTTTTTTAATTATCATTTCCACGGTCTCAATAACTTGTTTTTGAGTACCAGGCATATAAAGATCGTAATTTTTTTTCTCTTTTACAAGTGATTTTTTAAACATCTTCCATCTCAAATTAAAAGCCTCAGTTCTAAGGCCCTTACACTCTATGATCCAACCTTGCTCCAAATTAACAAAGTCTGGCAGATAGGTTGCTTTAGATATTCTATTCGAAACTTTAAAGAAAACGTTCTTACCTTTACTTACTTTTTTTTCTATACAATCACCTTCATATTTAAAGTTATCCATAACAGTAAATCTAACCTTTTCATATTGAAAGGGGACCTTACAGGATGTTAAATACTGATAAGTAAATCTCTCTAACTTAGATCTAAACTTAATACCTTTATAGGTATTTGCTGTAGCATTTCTAACCTTTTTATTTCTACTCCGCCTTTTGAACATTTCGATATTCTATTAGTTTTTTATATTCTTTTTCATCATCTTGTCTATCATAAAAATGATACAGTCCATTTATTTCTGGAGCCAAAACTATTTTATCACCATTATCTAATAGATAAGTTTGATAATCAACAAAGTAACCTATGTACAACCAAGGGTAATAAGAACCAATATTTTTATTATACTTTATTCTAATACCATACTGATCTATATATAAATATGCGTAACCATTTACAGTATCTGTGTGAATAACAATTTGGTCTTCACATGAACTATCGTAAATGTCATTACAATAATAAGTTCCGTTATCTATTTGTGCGAATATCTGACTCCCCAGTATTATCGCTATTAACGTTGTTTTCTTCATATAATACAAATTTTAATTTATCTTGATTCATATAAAACATGAGCTCTCTATCCCATAGAGACCCAGGCCTTATTTTTTTCATCCCTAACCATTTAACAGATCCTTCTATATCCTTCACCCATATGTAACCTATACCATCATAAAAGGCCCATACAATACAAACGGGTCTACCCTCTTCTATCTGTTGTTTTTGGCAGTGATGTAATTTTCTAACAGAAACCCTAACATAATTCTTTTCTCCTATTGATTCATTAACACCTTTGACTTCAGCAAACGCAACCTCTCCTAATGTTTTTTCATCAAACAGGACGGCATCTACTTTACTTAAAGACTCTAGTTCTACAAATCCTAGCCTATGCTCCTTGCATAATTGCGATAGTGCTTTAGATTGCCTGTTTCTATCTATTTGTTTTTCGTATCTTTTTTCTCTCATTAGTTAAAATTATTTTCTATCCTGGACCAAACACTATGTGTACCGCTTATTGCATCTAAAGGACATGAGTTAGAGAAGTCTAAATACCTACCAGATCTTCTATCATACTTAAGCTCTTCTTCCCCTGGAACACCTACAAGTTTTTGGAACTTAACCTTTTGAACTGTAAACTTAACAGAGGTATTACTTATATCCATGGAGTCATTCCTATGTATACAGATAACATTATCCGCTTTATTAAACCAGTTCTGGCTACCACTTATATCATAAGCAGTTGGTTGTTTATAGCCACCCCTTTCATCTCTATCCATTTTCCTAGGGTGTGCTATTATAATAAACTTAAGGTCATTAACCTGCTCAAACCTTCTTATCTTTGTTAAACACTCTCCTATATAAGTGGTCTCATCTTTACCTTTAAAGTTATGATCCAATTGATTAAATGGATCCAACAAACAACCCTTTATTCCATACCTCATTACTAGGTGTTTAAACTTTGATAGTATATTGTCCAAAGAAAAATCATCTTCAGGATAGATAGCAAAGAAGTGTTCATGCAAAAAGTTTATAGCCGTTTCATAATCATGTATACTCATTCTATCACCTACATCAAGGTCAGATGTGTTCCCTATATACATCTCTGCTAGTGTGTCAAACAGATCTCCAATAGGATAATTTTCTGGAGAAAATACTCCCCACTTCCAACCATACATAACAGATGCGTTTAACATTATTTGTAGGGCCATCATTGTTTTACCTGACCCTGGTATACCCGTCCAAACATCTAACTCTGAGGTTCTTAAGGTATAGTGATTGTTTAAAACACTATAACCAGTTGTTAACCCTTTCTTCTTACCGTTATTAAACACATCAATCATATATTCTTTTTCAGAATGGACGGTAAAAACTCCGTCAACTGGGTAGGGCTCTGCGTTAGATATAGCCTGTGATATTCCTATCGGACCCTTTTTAAGTAGCATTTCATTAGCGTCCTTTATATCATCAGGTAACCTTACTATATAACACCTTTCCCTACCAAGTCTTCTGCTTATTTCTTCCAGTAGAACTCTTCCGTTTACATCATTATCTGTACATAAATATATCCTCTCCTTATCCTCAAAGTATTCCCAACAACTATCAAGGTAAGAAAACTTATTATTAAAGTTTTTTGTACCAGGATTAGGTGCACCATCAGGAACAGAAACACAATTTATATAACCAGCTACTTCCATAGCTAACTTGTCCATCTCACCTTCTACTATAAGAACTTCATTACAATCATTAATATCATCTAGTCCATAAAATATCTTTTCAGCATCTTTTACTTGCTTAAAGTTCTTTTCCCCATCTCTGTATTTTACATTAATAAGTTCCCCTTCTCTATAATAATTAAAACATATTACTTGCCTTTCTTTAGATACTTGAGGCATATATTCTCTCTTCTGCGTGATCTTATTTCTTTTAATAACACTTTGTGTTATACCTCTAGTGCTAAACCATTGTAATGTTTCATCAGAAAGATCCGTACTGTTGCTTAATGTTGGCCTATTATACTGGACCTTCTCTTTCTTTGTATAAGTTTTATGAGTGTTTAGTATACCACTGTCTCCACAGTGATGACAAACATAAGCCCCTGTTTCACTGTTAATAGCAAGACATTTTTCATTCTTCTTCTTGCGATCATGTGAGCAGTTGTGACAAACGTGCCTAACCTCTTCAGAGCTATTTGACTTTAATTTTATTCTATCGTTTTTTAAACTCATTATCTAAATAATTGATCCACATCAAAATCTTGTTTAACTTTTTCTTTTGTAATCTCCTTTTCATCTTTCCAATATTCTCCATTTAACCACGTTAAAGGATTTTTTCTATACTTAATTTCTGGAGTTGTCCTTACATACTCTATACAAGAAGATACTATCTTGCCCATATTAGTAATACTATACCTCATAAACTTTTCCTTACACTTGTGTGTACCTATCTTTTTATTATAAGAGTCCCAGAAAGTTTTAAACAAAGCCTCCTTTGTTTGTAGGTCTGAGTCAGATTCTTTTACGACTCTTCTTTCTTTATGAAGACTCTTTGATTTGAAGTGTGCGTCTAAATTTAAATAAGTTTGCTTACAGTCTTCTTCTAAATTATACGTAACAACTACAGGTATATCGCTATACTTAGTTAACACGTGTATTGTTTTCTCTATTCTAGTAAAGCTTATTATAGCATTACTGTCTACAGACATATTGTTTTTTAGTTTTAAATACATATAGGTTTTTAGTTTTAATTAGAGGGGTGCCTTTTAGAACACATCGTAGATTATGGACATGATTTATTATAAGTAATCTACTAAAGACACCCTTCTATATTTCTTTAATAAAAAAGGGGAGCTCTCACATGCTTGAATTAACTACATGTACGTTTGAGTGAATAACCGCTACTTACAACGAGCACCCCCCTTAATCATTCATTTAATTAAAATGGTAATGGTTCTTCAGCCTTTTCAGTTTTAGCCTCTGGCTTGAAGTCGTTGATTTTAATATAGTGAGTCTTACCATACTCATTCTCACCATCTCTATTAGCACACATAGTAAGGTTTACATACTTCTTACCTTTGTACTCATAAACGTGATCCTTAATTTTCATTAAGTCAACACTAAAGTTAACGATAGATCCTCCATCGTCAAACCTTTTTTCTTTACCGTTTCCACAGTAAACAGTTTCATTTTTTTCCATAATTAATAATTTATTTGTTAATAATACTTGTTATATCATCAATTTTACTCTCAAGAGTTAACAAGCGAAGGTGAAACATCCTCATTGTATCCTCATGATCATTTAAATTAATGGATTTATTACCGTGGTTCATCTCCACCAAACACTCCATTATAGAGTGGTATTTATTTTTATAAATTCTATCAAATTTAACATCCATTTCGTGCATTTTTAAGGCATGTAAGATAGATGAATGAGATTTATAACCTAAACTTTCGGCTATCTCCTCTAAAGATAACTCTAAAGAGGATCTCATTATATTACAGGCCGTGTTTCTAGCTTGAACAATTTCCCTTCTTCTACCAGAGGTAACCATTAATTCTTTTGGAGGTATCCTGTGGACCTGACCTATAATAGTTACTATATTGTTAAGCCTCTCTGTGAGTAGATCATCCTTTAATGTTAAATAATTTTCTAAAAGTTTCTTCATAGTCTTCGGTTTTAAGTTTTTTCATTATTTGATTAGCACTTTTACAAGAAAAAAGCTCGGGTGATTTCATGTACTTTCTTAATGTTGGTAGTGATATTCCCGTTAATTTACTAACCTCTTTTCTAGTAAGTTTGTTTTCCTTCATTGTTTTTGTTAATATATTCATAGCTTTAGTTTTAAATTAATTCTTGGTGTACAAATTCGTATGGATCTATTTCTGAATTGATAAAGAATTTCCTGTAAACACCTAATAAGTATTTGTATTTATCTCTACCAACCTCTAAAGTTTCTCCACTACACTCATAGATACCCATATTATACGGAGCCGTTTTTTCTATAACAATAAATATAAATCGGTCCGCATTAAATCCATCAGAATAGTAAGCGGATTGTCTATCATAAGAGTATTTTTTTACAGACAACTTAAAACCACTTGGACTTGCGTCTGTAGTTGTTTTTATATCAATTAATATTTTTTTATCCTTATTCCAATAGTCTGCCTTGCATTTACACAAGACATCTATATCCTCATCTTTCCATACCTGAGGAACTTCGGCCTCCCCACTAGATAAAAGATCCATACACTCATGAGATGAAAATAATCTATTTCTCATTCCTATTAAAGAGGTGTAGTCATCTTTAGTTAATATAGTATTACCTATATTGTCTTCATTAAATTTAGCCATCTCCTCTTTACCCGCCTTAGTTCTTTTGTTTACCTCTGGCTCTACCACTACTTGTTGATCAAATTTTTTAGGCTCTAACATACATAAGTGAAAAGCTCTACCAAACTTTAGTGCTTTAGTTTCTGGCCTTAAGCTTGGATTGTTTTTATAATGATCATAAGTGGCGGGACTTCTTGATATTAAACCTAATTGTGAGTTTGTAATAAAGTCAAAGTCTGTGTAATAGTTTTCGTCTGAACGAAACTTTTTTATAAATGTCTCAAACATATTTTATGGTTTTATAGTTGTTCTTCTAGGGTTGACCTTTGTGCCTTAGTCATTTCGTATTTATGCATATGATCTTTCACAAGATCTGGGTTTCCATCTGATATAGATTTTAACATAGCTTCAAATATTTTGGTAGTCATTTTCTTTTTACCCTTTGGCTTTGTCTTTACAGACTCTTGTGCTATAGCCATTTGTACTTCATTAGCAGATGCTACACTGGAGTCTATTCCTATACCAAAATTAGCTAATGCTCTACCCCAAGCAGATGTTTCACAATTCTCCACATGACTTGTTTTATTTATAAAACTTGAGT